CATCAGGATATTTGGTTGATAATGGCCTATAATCCTGTCCAGCGGTCTTTTTACAACGAGGGCATTTCATTTGTGGAATGACACCGTAGTGGAAATAGCTGTCATCATATCCATTACCTTTATAGGTAAAACCACAATGTTCACACTCGTATATTGCTGTGAAGTCCCTACGATCCTGGCTTATAATTTTCTTAATTTTCATAGTTACTCCTCCTCTTTGTTCATTTTAACTATATATTCATATTCCAATTCATGAATTATGTTACACAGTGGTTCGTGTTCAGTCCATACTTCACCCCAAGTGGTAAAGATGTCTTTCAGCAAGGCGCGGCATTCACGCTCAGGGAAATCGTTGACTGATCCAGCGTGAATGCAAACGCTCATTATTTTGTCAAGTAAAAAGTCTTGCTTTAATATTATTCTTTTAAGCGTGTCTATGCTAAAATCTGGCGTTGCTTCGCTTGCTTCTTTTAACTTTGCAATAGCTGAATGTAAAGCTTTAATGGCTCCTTCGGGATCATATGCCTTATGCCATCGGTCTACGTGGTCTTTGCTACCTGCGTAATCAAGGAACCAGCCTAACGAGTTTAGTGCCCAATTTAATGTTTGCATTACTTCTCTCATTGTTTCTTCTCTAATGTAATAATATGACTTTTGATCTGAGCTTAAATCTGGCATTATTTCTTCCTCCTTCCGCCTCATATATGTTACTGGCGATTATAACTTGCGACAATATGTAACCTATATACCAATATAGCCCGAGCTCCACCACAGTAGTGGTAGAGTCGGGCTATATTTTAGAAAACTGTGAACTTGTCGCCCCTCATACGTTTTTCAGCTGGAGGGACTCTCTCAAAGCCTTCCACAGGCACGAGCGCGAAGACTCGCCCTGGGGAGGCTTGGGCAGCGATGATTGATCCTACGATCACCGCTCCAGGGTTCTCCGCCTCGAGGCGTGCCAGTGCCTCCTCGGCCTCTGGTGACGCCACGAAGCGCGTACGGACCAATTCTGCGCCGCTGGGGTGAAGTCCTGCGGGCTCCTCCACTGGGATAGCGCTGATGACTACTCCACATGGGTGGAGCTCGTAGACTTCACCCCCTTTTGTTTGAAAAGTAATTGGGTGGGGTGTTACGTTAATTATCTTCATTACAATCACACTCTTTCGTGAATAATTCTATTTGCCACCTCTCGAAATCGTCTAACAGGCCCCTCCTCTCAAGGTAAAGCCTCATTAGCAGCCTCTCGGCGTCCTCTTCTCTGCTATAACTGCCCAAGGCCTCCTTTAAATACTGCCGAATTGTCTTTGTCATATTACTTTCCTCCTCCTTTGCTTCTTGTTTTAGCCACATTACTCTCCTCCTTCTAATATTTTTATTTTTTTATTGTCCACAGTGACAGGCATAATGAAGGCCTCCATATCATTACTTGTACACTCAATGTGGACTCCGCAATTAGGGTCGGTGGGCAACGTAACAATAACATGACCCGAAGACATCAGTTTACATGCATCGATGATATATTCTGGCCTCATTGCCTGCCCATTTTTGCCCACAAGATAAACAAGGGTAGCAGGCAGAATAGAAAATAATTCATTTACAATCCCTAACTTGTGTCCTTCGACATTCATACATTTGTCGAGGGCCTCCTGTGAGGGATAGCCATCGCAGTCTTTGATACGATAAATGATGTATTCCTTCTTGGTAGTTTTAATGAGCTCGTAAAGTCCGTCCTCGACCTTAGTTTCCAACTTAGCACTGTGTATTCTGCATCTGTCGGTGCCAATCACCACACCCTCTCGTATACAAATATATTCCCAAGGATGGTCGTCAAATGTGGGGGTGGCTGCGGCCAGTGCTGCAAAGTTTATGGCTACCATGTCATCCTTGTTTGTGACTTTTACTGCCTTTTCTTCATTGTAGAACTTTCTTTTCTTAATTATCTTAGCCACATTACTCTCCTCCTTTTATAAGTATTCTTCTTTTGTACACCAATCGGCATCTATGCCGCCGCAATACACATAGAAACCCCCGATGAACCCCTGTGGGTCGTCGAAGAGCTTGTCCTTGGCCCTACCTGATAAGGAGTTAAGGAAATACCCCTCTACCATAGGCACACCCTGGGGGCCGTCAAGATAGAAGTGAAGCACTTGGACTCCTCCGTAGGGTGATTCCACGACGAAGAGATTATCGTTGGCGGAGGCGAGGATCCTCCAACCTCCGTTGATGAGTCGTTGGGGCCTGCCACTGGCGCACTCTTTTTCTTGCTTCCTAATTACCCTACCCGCAAACTCGGCGAAATTGCCGAGCTCGTCGATACTCTCTATGCCGAACGGAACGGCGGCGTCGGGATGCTTCAAATAGTAGTCCTTATCCTGTGAACCCACCTCCTGCGGGCATTTCTCCGCCACATACTCCCCGAGGAGGCGAAGTATTCGCTCCTCGGGAACGCCAAGGATTACGCTATCTACTTTGGCTATGTCCCACGCTGTCCTCATTTCATACCCTCCTCCTTATCTTTGATGCTTATAGTATAAGTCCTATTTGTTGTATTGTCAAGCCCCTTTATTTAATTCCATATACTTGCTATCTCCGCGGCTCTGTCCTTTAGTGCCTGTATCATAAGCCCTGCTGTTGTGGTTGTCAAGTCCTTTTCATGTATACATTCGTGTATACACGATTGACTTTTGTGGGCACGAGGGCTTATAATATACACGAAGACTTACAATATAAGATAAGGAGGGGTAGTATGGAGGACATCGGGTGGAGACTGAAACGAGCGCGTGAGATGGTGGGCCTGTCGCGGGCCGAGGCTACCACACTGCTGGGGATACACCCTCAGTATATGGCAGACATCGAGGGAGGAAGACGCACACCATCGATGTCAATGCTGCGGAGGGTGTCTCTGGCGTATGGGATGCCTGTGTGGTGGTTTCTGTTGCCGCGGGACGTTGAGGGAGGGATGACAATAACGATAAAGATACCAGTAATTTAAATGGGGTCAACTCTAATGTTGTGGCCAGTAAAAACCTATAATATTATTTATGTCGATCCACCTTGGACCTATTATGTCTGGACGTCCAAGGATAAGGGCAGGACGGCTTTGGCACATTACGAAACCATGAGTATAGAAAATATTTGCGCTTTACCAGTTACCAATATTACTGCGTCAGATTGTGCTTTATTTTTGTGGACCACATGTCCAAACTTACCTGACGCACTTAGGGTGGTTAATTCGTGGGGTTTTACCTATAAAACCGTAGCATTCGTATGGGTAAAAACTAATCACGATGGCAGTCCGTTTATGGGCTTGGGTCATTGGAGTCGCGCGAATGCGGAACTTTGCCTACTCGCCATTAAAGGTAAACCAAAACGAGTAAGCAGGGCAGTCAACCAAATAGTTTTTGCTCCTAAACGCGAACACTCTCGTAAGCCTGATGAGGTAAGAAAACGAATCGTTGAACTTATAGGTGATTTACCACGAATCGAGCTATTCGCAAGAGAAAAACAAATAGGGTGGGATGTATGGGGTAATGAAGTAAATAAATTTAATGAATAATATAGGACCACAGTCCTACGTGATGAGGATAGAAATAGGACTGTGGTCCTAAGTGTTTTTATGGGATGGGGGTATATAATGAACGTGGGGTAATATCTATTTGAATACCATAAGCACCACAAGAAAAGACGGCGAACGGCGTAATAATATAATGCGCATTAGTGATGACTTTATGTATTTAATATGAGCATTAGGGTGAAGTGTAATAAAAAAGCAAGGAGGCTTAGGGGATGAACGGATTTATGTTAACTACGAAAAGCGTTAGAGAAAACTCAAACTTAGATGCTGCAAGGCCTGGGAAACACCCCTTCCACACAATGGAACAAAACTCAAAAAAATGGAACAGTCTTTATGATGATGATACGGTGACCACAGTAGGAGAACAGTGTGAGTGGATCACTGTTAGGAACGATGATCTATTTGGTGGAAATACGTTCCACAGGATGGAAAATGATGGTTGTGTATTGTATGCAAAGAACAAAATAGCGTTCTGTGGGAGAACGGAAAGCTTGGTTGACATAGAAAGCAAGGAGTGTATACACAATTTGGTGACACTACCCTATTTTGGGAGGTGTCACCAAATGTTAGGCAAGGCTAAAATCACACCGAATTTAATACTCCACGAATTAAAAAAGAAGGAAATAATCACCGAAATGTCCTATAATGTTGATAAACCACGCAAAGAGGCAAAAAGCGTGACACATGGTGACACCTGTGTGACACCTGTGACCAATGTTGACCAAACGGTGATTGCAAGGGTTTGGACGAAATTCGACGGGCTGTGACACCTCTTTCCAAAAAAGGGGTAACGGCCATTTCGTTTTGGTGTCACAGTGTCACGGCCCCCATAAAGCCTTGCAAATACCAGTAATACTGGCATAGCTAAAGTGTCACGCATGTGTCCCCAGGTGTCACCGATTTTTGAGCATTGTTTTTTGGATACAATTTTTAGGAAGCCACAAGAGAGGACTCTCTCTTGTGGTCTTTTTTATATATATCCCACATACGAGCGTTATATATATATCACCTAAGGAGTCACCGCCTCGATTTGTGGTAACACAATTTTCATTCCTATATATAAGCAGTTGTGGTGCGGGTTTATACGATTTTATAGGTGGCGCTCGTGTGGACTCTTTTGCTTAAGAACAATATACAATGCACAGTATACAAAGTTCTGCGGCCATAATAAAAGGGCGCCACGCTACTTGTGGCGCCCTCCTCCTTCCGCATCTTTTTATAAAACTCTCACCACCTTCCGCATCCCCGCCACGTCGTCAGCCTCCGCCAGTAGAGCAACTATCTCCTCGTAATCGCTCTTGTGGTAGCATTTATCGCTGCTGACGTCAAGGTCTGCTGGGCATTCGTTCCACGGCGGATCAACCGTGCTCGATAAAGCATTGAAATACCCAGGGTGGTATACGTTCCACGGGCACTCCCCGCAGAACGCCTCTCTGAGTTCGTCTGACTTTAGATATTCGCTTGCAGCCTCTGATACAAAAACTTTCTCGTCTTTTACCAATTTACTCGCCTCCTTGATTATTCTTGCGCAATTGTGGCACACTTCGACTTTTACTCCACAGTCAACCTCTAATACATCACCATGTGGTAATTTTTTGCCGCACACCTTGCACCTCACGGCCTTTGCCTCCTTCCGCCTGTTATTTCTTCCACGCGACCACCTCCTCCGAATACCGCCTTCCGCCTTTTATTGCATTAAATAAAACGCAGTATTCGTTGAGCTACAATAAAAAAGAAAGAAGAGAGGCATTGCCTCTCTTCTTTCTTGGCTTTAGCTGGCTTCTTTCACCTCTTTTGCTTTTTTGTTGTAATATTCTATTGCTTCGTTGTATATCATAGCAAGCACTAATGATCTTGCTGTATGTTCCAAACACGGCGATGCTTTATACACATTACGCATTTGTTTTTTTGCTTCTTCGAGTGCCTTATGGTCTGTAAATAGTGCGTCTAATATTGCTTGATAGGATAGCGTGCTGTGTTTTACTTCGTTACAGTCGTGTGCTTCCAGAAATATAAACCTATCTGCTTCTTGCTTATTGTTCCCACAGCTCTTTATTGCCTCTTCTGCTATTATAACTGCCGTTTCTTCCCAGCTTTTCATTTCTTGTTCCCTCCTCCTTCCGCCTCACATATTATAAGTCGTTTTGTCTTTTCTGTGTAGTGGCATAAGGGGGCCGAAAGCCCCCTTTATGGCCTACTTTATGTTTCTTGCATCCTTGAATACAGCTATATCGCCTATGCTGTAGCACAGTTCAGTTTCAGTGATGTGTTGATTGAAGTTATAATCCCATGTGTTATAGTTGTGCTTTGAGACTTGCTCAAAGCATAGTATTAGTGCTTCCTTAGGTTGAGCGTCATAGGTATAAATATTACCCGTTGATAGATCCATTACGTCTGTCATGCTTACTCCTCCTCCTTTGTGCTGTTCTTTGTGCTTGTAGTATAAGCCCTTCTGTTTTGCTTGTCAAGTGTTTTTTGTGTATACATTCATGTATACACGATGACTTTATCTTTGGTTTAGTCACGCATGGCCAAGCTTGTCTTGCACAAGTGCTCTTGCCTCTGTCTTGTGTATGTTGTATGCGGTTATATGTTCTTTATATTATATATAACACATTGCATATGATGTATTGTATTCAAAGTTCAATATGATATGGGGTGTGCTCTGTATGCAATGCTATACGCCCCTGGGGAGGGGGGATTTGGACTTCGGCGCACGCGAAGGTACCCCACCTCCACATTCATAGTATTTTTGAACTCCGAGTACTTTAGTCCCTTGACAGTCCATAGTCCTATGTGCTTTAATTAACCTACCACAAAACCTCCTCCTTTGGTATGTGGATATAGTTTCAAGCACTGAGCCGTACCTGCGCAGGTACGGCTCTATTTTTATCCCCTCTTGACAAATCTTCACCATCTGTTTATAATGTATACTGTGGAGAGAGTCCATGTTTTATTCTTGAGGGGAGGTGTATCCAGTATCTAACATAGGAATCAAATCTATGTTTACCGAGAAAGAAAGAGCAGTCATAAATCTTGTGGCAGCAGGTATCAACGATGTGGCCAAAGCCTGTCGTATGGTGGGTTATGACAATCCTTCCCAGAAAGCTCACGAACTACTCCTCAGGGATGACTTTTACGCTGCCATAGAAAATTCTGCCGACCCAGAGGCAGATGTGGTAGTCAAATCCCAGACAGCAAGGAAACGTTTCTGGGCACGTATAATGAACGATGAAGAAGCCAGCCACAAGGACAAAATACGAGCAAGTGAGCTCCTCGCCAAGGCAAGCGGTGACTTTGTGGATCAGGTCAACGTTAATTTCAGTCCTGCCAGCCTACTAAGCGCTCTTGAGAAGTGCATGGACGACGAACAGCCACTGACTGCGGAGCTGACAGAAGACGAAGATTAACGAGCGCTTAATCAATAAATTTGCTGCCTATCGTAAAGACCCAGTCCTCTTCGTGCGAGAGATCTTTGGTGCCACGCCAACACATCAGCAGGAGAAGCTCTTGAGAGCTATAGCAAAGGACAATGCACATGTTGCTGTGAAGAGTGGACATGGCTGTGGAAAAAGCACTTCACTTGCATGGTCTCTACTATGGTATCTTTGGACAAGGTTAGATGTAGAGATACCATGTACAGCACCATCAGCCCACCAGCTCAATGACGTGTTGTGGTCAGAAATAGACTCGTGGCGTATGAAGATGCCCAAGGACATGGCCGATGCAACTATTGTCACTAAGGACCGTGTCACCATAGAAGGATGTGGTAAGAAGCAGTACGCCGTTGCTCGTACGGCACGCCGTGATCAGCCAAGTGCGTTGCAGGGGTTCCATGCTAAGAACCTCATGTTTCTCATAGACGAGGCCGCTGAGGTGCCTAATGAGATATTCGAGGTCATGAGAGGTACACTCACCACCAGCAATGCAAGAGTTGTGATGACTGGTAACCCCACAATGGTCACTGGATACTTCTATGAGGCATTCAATTCTAATCGTCATTTGTGGGATACGTACACTTTCTCGTGTCTTGACTCACCGCTCGTAACTAAAGAATACATAGAGCTTATGAAGCAGGAGTACGGTGAAGACAGTGACCAGTACCGTGTAAGAGTGCTTGGTGAGTTCCCGAGCGCATCGATACAGCAGTTCATACCACTTGAGTTGGTGGAGGCAGCCGTAAATAGACATATGCATGAGTCTGAGTATAGTTTTGCTCCTGTAATACTTGGTGCTGATGTAAGTTACTTCGGTGACGACAGTAGTTGTCTGTTCCTTAGACAAGGCCTGTATTCTGAGAAGTTATGGGAGGGCATGGACATCGATACTCTTGAATATGCTGATAAGATATATAGATTCGCCGTAGAGCGAAATGCTGATAAGATCTTCGTTGATGTAACTGGTGTGGGTGCAGGTGTAGTAGACCAGTTGAGGCGTATGGGTTTAAGTGATAAGACTATAGGTGTTAATGGTGCTGCTGCATCGAGCCGTCCAGAGCTCGCTAATAAGCGTATAGAGATGTGGTATGAGATGAAGGAGTGGCTCAAGAGCGGTGGTGCCATACCTGACGATAGAAAACTACGTGACGACCTCGTGACGCCATACTACGACTACCACAGGGGTACTGGTAAGATGAAGCTCGAGTCGAAGCAAGCCATAAAAAAGGTGCGTAAAATGCCGAGCCCAGACAGAGCAGATGCACTTGCATTGACTTTTGCTTATCCTGTCAGAAAGCGCGTGGGTGTAGCGGCTGAAGTAGTATTTGTATCAGGCGGCAGAGCGCGGTCCATTGGTGGAGGACCGCATGCCGTGATGATGAATAGTTAAGGGAGGTATGATAAATGTGCGGATTATTTAGTACTCCAAGCGTACCACCACCACCTAAGGTGGTTGAACCACCACCTCCAATTATAGAGCAAGAGAGCGAGCGTGCTGAGGTTGGTAGGGACTTAGAGCGTAGGCGTGCTGCAGCCAGGCAAGGATTTGAATCCACGTGGTTGACGAGAGGAAGCCAGACAGGTCGCCCTGGTGGTGGCGCACCTCAACCTCAGCAGCCACAAACTGTGCTTCGTAAGACGATGGGGGCGTAATAATGCAGTTACCTGGTGTGACCGACATACAGAAATACAAAAAACGCCACAAAGAGTTGCTCTACAATAGGTCACATTGGGAGCCTATATGGAAGGACTTGTGTAGTTATGTCCTGCCACAGTACGGGCGTGCACTGTATCCTGGCTTTGAGACGAGGCCGCGGCGCGGCGATGATGATATGGTTACATCGTGGCCAACAATGGCTGCTCGTGTTACTGCGGCAGGACTACAAAGTGGTATGACATCTAAGTCAAGACAATGGTGGCGTGCCAGCCTACCTGACCCAGAGATGTCTAAGTTCCCAGCAATACGTCGATGGTTGGATGAAATCACTTACCGTATGACTTTTGTAATGGGACAGAGCAACTTTTATGAGGGCACATACGGTGTGTGGAGTCAGGCCCCAACGTATGGCACTGGTGTTACTGTGTTTCTTGATGATTTTGAGGATGTCATAAGGGCGCATACTTTGATGATTGGTGAGTATGCGCTGGCCTCTGATTACACACTGAGAAACAATACTCTGTACAGGTCTTTCTATATGCGAACGTGGGAGCTCGTCAATACTTTTGGCAAGAAAAACGTATCAAGGCAGGTTAGAAATGAGTATGATCGTAACGACACAGAGCAATGGCATCACATCATACATGCCATAGAACCAAACGATGATCGTATTCGTGGTGGTAGAAGTAATAGAAATATGCCATATAGGTCAGTATATTTTGAGGCTGAGGCCTCAGAAG